ATTTTATCCTTCTGAGAAAGTGCAAGACCTTCAGAGACTTCGGCAAAAATTACTTCAGTAACCGACTCAGCTAATCTTCTATTCAGAGCAACATTCTTTTCGATTTGCTCGTTGAGTTTATTCTCCATTTCATCAAGTTTTTCTACCATACTCTCAAGTACATCATATCTATCTTCAGGGATTGTTACATAATGATCTTCAAAAAGACTCTTCATTCCAGCAAGGAATGATTCGGTCATTTCAGTTTTAAGTCCTTGCTCTACTTCGAGAGCATTTTCTTGTAACCATTCTTCTGATACATACTCAAGATATGCATCAAGACGATCAGTTAATTCTTCTCTAATTGTTTCTACTTCTTCAGCAAGTTTTTGCTCATACTGATGAACAATTGCTTCTTCAATTTGCTCTGTTCTTGCATTTAAAGCAGCTTCAAAAACTGTTTTAGCTTTTACCTTGAAATCTTCGGAGAGTTCTTCACCAGAAAGAAGTGCATTTACGTCCTCTTCGATTTCTTCTTCGATTTGGGCAAATGCCTCTTTCATTGCTTTTTCTTTTTTGTCCTCTTCATCATCTTCTTCACTATCTTCATCTTCACCTTCTTCATCTTCTTCATCTTTGGAAGACTTTTTCTTTGCTTCAGAAACTACTTCATCTTCATCATACTCAGCCTCATCATCGATGAGTTCTTCATCCTCATCTTCTTCGACTGATTCTTTAGCAAGCGACTTCATAGCATCTGCTGCTTTTGCACCTTTGTTTACAACATTCTTAACTTGCTTAAGGGTTGCTCCAGGAGTTGAAAGTTTTGCAGAATCATCATCTGGTTTGTAATTCTCTGGAGTTGGTCCTCCAAGATCTTCCCAACTACCAGTTTGACCATCAGGAATGCCTGTGGTTAATTTCTGCATTGGTTCTGCTGCCTTTGCACCAGCATTCACAGCAGTTTTGGATTGTTTAGTGCCTGTTTCCATTTCTTGTAAATTTTTACCACGGGACATTTTAGATCTCTCCGATTAACCTATTGTTTAATCTTTATTTATTTATAATTTATAAATTTGATAAAAAGTTCTGGAACAGATCAACTTTCTGTTCGTCCAAACGTTTTTGGTCTACTAGTGTGTTTATTTTTCTTTTTGTTGCTTCTGCGGCTTTTTCACGAAGAATTCCACCTTCCCAACACCACTCTCTTCCTTCCATAATTCCATTCACAAAAGCATCAGGAGCAGAAGGGTCAGCAACAATATCAGCAGCAGTCGCAAGCATAAAATCTTCACCAACTAAAGAATAACCTTCATTAGTTGGAATTAATGATCCAACACCACGAGAAGAAACACCCAAACAAACACCTTCACCCAAGAGAGAAGATGCAATTTTTCCCATCGGGGTATCAAGGATTTTTGCTTTTCCTATAAAATTATCATCTTTTCTTTCAAGCATAGTAATTTTATGGGATACTCTATCAAGATTTAAAGTTGGTCCATCTGGATGTCCCAATTCACCAAGAGCACGACCTTTAGCAATAAAATTTTCATTATATCTTTTGACTTCTCTTTCAAGAGTTCTCATTTCATATAATCTTTTATTTCTATTTGGTCTATTTGCCTGAAGAAAAACACCTTCAATAAAAAGGGATTTAACTCCATTTTTTTCTTCGGTAATTACTTTTACCTTTTCTATTTCTTCTGTGATAAGTTTCATTGGATTAACCACCTGCGATTTGAATTTCTGTGATGTGAAGTTTTCCACTTGCACCATAAGCAGCAACTTTTGTTACTCTTCTCAAAACACCAGTGGAAGTAGTAATTGGAGCACCTTGACTTGAAGTATTCCAAGTAAGAGTAATTACTCTATTAAATCCACCTGTTCCAGCATCATTCGTTGCATCAACTGATGCAACAGTTGCTGCTGTTGTGTTAATTCCTGCGGGAACAATACCAGTAAGTTCAACAATATCACCAGCAGAAAAATCAGAGAAAGTACCTTCTGGTAAAGTCACAACAGTGGTAGTTCCAGTAGTTACACCAACAATAGTTTGAGTGACTGCGGTATCTTTTAAAACAAGTTCAGTTCCAGCCTTCACAAAAATACTAGCATTCGTAGAAGTACTAATTGTTGGGGTTGGAGCAACCTCAACGTAAGCATCTTGTTCTGGAACAATTCTCAAAAAACCAGACCTCAAAGCAATTGGATTACTGGTTACTGCTGCACCAGTCATCGTCAATGGCGTAATTTTTTGTACAATCTTATATACGGACATTGTAATAATTGGACTATATTAGTTATTTATCAATATCTAGTATTACCTACTAATTTCTTCCCAGTCCATAGAAGCGTGAATATCTGCACCATTAGCATCAGAAGCACATACAATAGAAAGTTCATAAGGTGTTCCTGTTAATGCATCCCTTTCCAACTGAAACTTAAATAATGCCTCTTTAAGAATATCTACTGATGATGAACCTTGATTGGAACCATACGTATATCCAGATGCTAGTATTCTTCCGCCAGTATAAGTTCCTCCACCAATCTTATATTCAACAGCACTATCTAGACCAGCATCAGTCCAAGTTCCACCATTAGACGTTCCACTTGCTCTTACTTGCCAGTTATAGGTTGCATTGTTTGTAATACCTAAAATAGAAAGTGCAGTTAGAATTACAATTGCATCTAATCTATTTGGCGTTGTTTTAAGACGAATTGATGAAACTGTATAATAAGTTCCTGCTGTTGTTAAATCAACTGGTGTTTGAACTGGTGTTCCTATTGCTTGCTGCAATCCACGAAGTTCATATCCACCTTCTGAAATTACAGTAGAGCAAACTTGTTTGAGTGTGCTTGCACTGGTTGTAATTCCCGTATTAGCAATTTCATATCTTAAAGGTAGTGATGCTGTTGTGATGTAAGTTGTGTTAATTCTATTTGCGTGATGAAATGAATGACAATGAATAAACTTACCATCAACTACAAAACCCAATCTAACTGTTCCAAGTCCCAACCATTCAATATCCATCCAAAGAATTTGTGCCTTACTAATATCTAATGTGACCTCTGATGGATTGCGGTGCCCTGCACCAAGCATCGTATCAATATTCCAATCTGCTTGTGCTACTCTTGTTTCTGTTGTAATTCCCGGAACATAAGTTCTTTCTACAAAATATAAACTACTTCCATCAAGTTCCAGATACATTCCATTATCTGCACCAAAGTATCCTACTCTTTGGCGAAGATTTGCTTTTGCTGGGTTCATTACAAAAGTAGTTAAAATTTCTAATGACTTTCCTGGTTGATATGAGAATACTTTTGTCGTTTCTCTGATGATTGATGCGGTGCTTCCAACACCAACAGTTAAATTTACTAAACCTTGTGCAGTTACAAATCCAACTGTTGAACCAGTACCAACAACTAGACTACTCCAAAGATTATTGTCCCTGTATCTGTGGGAACTATCAAAAAGTGTAAGTGGTGTTGAAGTTCTTAAACGACCAAATGCATCAGTTGCTATTGGTGGTAATTCAATATCAATATTTCCAGTAACAGGAAATGGATTTGTGGTGCTGACTGGTGAATTGTTGAGGTTGATTGATACTTGCCCAGTGGTTCCAATACCTACAGTATTCAGTAATGTAGAAATACCGACTGGAAGATATGGAGTTGTTAATGTTCCACCTGTCCCAACTTCAACTATGTGATTATGAACTGGATTATCTGGAGTGCTTGTAACTGTTACTATTCCTGGAATTGTAATATTACCATTAATAGTAATATTGGAACTTCCAAGAGATACTGGAAATGGATTATCAATTGTAACGACTTCGCCATTCTTATTGGCGATCATATTCACTTCAAACAGTGTTCTTTCCTGATTCAGGAAATCTTGTTCATTCTTATTAAATTGTGCCATGAATCAATCACTCCATGATAATCTTTCTGGTCTGTATCTTTGTGCGTTTTTAACTGTTAATGAATTTTCTGTTACTGGGTAAATGTTATGAACAATTGCCCCAGGATATTCTCTTTGAAGTTGTTCAGCAAGTTCATTCTTGTTCATCATTTTACCTTCAACTTCCATGCGATATAATCTTCCTTTCCAAACTACATCAGCAAGAAAAGATTCGTTTGCCGTTTCTGGTTCGGAAGAATTCATATAAAGATTGCCGTTAAAATCTCCGGCAATATTGATGCTTTCTGAAATAAACTGTTGAAATGATTTCATTTTAGTTACAGTTCCAACGACGTAGTGTTTTATTGATATCTGAATCCGGATTTCTTGCAGTTTTTGCAGAAGTGAGTTTGTCCTTCATTCCAGACATACGACTACAGAATCTTTTACGACGCCCTGCCCTTTTTCCTTTTGGATTCTTTTCAGTTACTGCAGTTTGAAGTTTTGAACCTGGATTTTCTTTACGATAAGCATTAACTGCTTTTTGACTTAATCCATCGGTCTTATCTTTACGATTTACTTTTTGCCAATCTTCAGATAATCCAAATTCTACTCTCCAATTTGAGTATTCGTAAGAATCTGCAAGAGGTAATGAAGGTCCAGAAAGTTTTCTTTGTGCAGCAGATTTTTCATTTTGGTTAGTAGTTCTCTCTGCAAGATTTCTAATTTTTGCCTGTTTTTGTACCTGTTTATGACCAGAACCGATTTCAAAACTAATTTCTTCACGCATACCACGATATATTTGTGCAGCTTGTTTAAGAGCACCTATTTTTTGAGAATCTGGTAGTTTTCTTTTTCCAATTGCTTTAATTGCTGTACTAAATCTTTCAATATTTGGGTTATCTGCTGGAGAATCAGTACCTGCAACCTGCTCTTTCATTTCACCACTATCAACATAATCCGCTGCAGTATCAAGATAATCTGCTGCTTTAGTAATCTTTGATTGAACCCATGCTTCTATATTTCCTTCACCTTTCATTTTTTTCTTAAGTCTTTTTACTGCAGATGCAATAGTTGAGAGTTCTGATCTTGCCATCGAATGCTCATGATCATAAGATTCTGGAAAGTTTCCTGGATGAGGCGAATTTGCATGATAATCTTTACCCAAAGTTTTTGGTAAAGAATACATATCCCAGAATTTTGGACCATACTTACACTCTGAACGAGTCTCATCTTTTTGACATTTGGGGCAATATCTCATCATTCCATTTTCTTCCTTCACTGGAACGCAATTTGGAACCTCTTTACCATTTTTTTTCTTTTTACCAACCATCTGATATCCCTTCCAACAAGGATCTTCACCTTTCATTTTTTTTCCTTCAGTAACATCCTTATATTTTTTATGCGATTTCTTTGCTGAGGATTCCATTTTTTTTAGTCGTGTATAGTAATCGGGAATTTCATCAAGATGTTGAAGAGCAATGTCAGTAGCAAGATCCTTATCTTTTGTGTGTTCATGCTCAATAGGAATTCCCATTTTAAGTTGATTCTTCACAAAAGAAACTTCAAGGCGATGTTTCTTGGCAATTTGTTCAACTGTTTTATGGGACTTTAACTTATT